ACATTTTATGAATGGGAAGCCGACAGGATTGTTGCAGAAACAAACAACGGTGGAGACTTGGTAGAAAGACTGCTAAGAAGTGTTGACCCTAATATTCCTTACAGATCAGTAAGGGCAACAAGGGGTAAAATGCTAAGAGCAGAACCAATTGCTGCATTGTATGAACAAAGAAAGGTGCATCATCTTGGTGTTTTCCCTGAACTAGAGACACAAATGTGTACTTATGTGGGTCAAGTGAAACCCAGTCCTGATAGATTAGATGCTCTTGTTTGGGGTTTAACCGAACTAAGCAAATCACAGGGTAATATAAACTGGAGAATAAGCTAATGGCAGATCAAACATTTCTACAAAGATTGTTTAACAGACGACCTGTTGAACAAAAAAATTCAAACATGATGGGGTACTTTGGTGTAGGCACTGAAGAAGCAAAGAGCTATAAATACCAAGACCTTGCAAAAGAGGGCTATCTTAAAAACGCTATTGTTTACAGATGTGTAAATGAGATTAGTAAAGGTGCTAGTGCAGTACCTTTTATTATTAAAGCAAAAGATCAAATAATAGAAGATCATCCGTTGATTGATTTATTAAATAGACCCAATCCTTTGCAATCTTATAGTGAGTTTTTTAACAGTCTATTTGGTTATGTATTATTAAGCGGTAATGCTTACATTTTAAAAACTGGTTCTGATATGGGTTCACCAAAAGAACTACACCAATTAAGACCTGATCGTATCAATATAAAAGGAAGTGGAAAACCTATACCCGAAAAGTATGAATACATGGTTAATGGCAGAGTTGCACAAACTTACCTTGTAGACCAAGAAAATGGTTTTAGCGAATTAAAACACATTAAGTTATGGAATCCATTAGACGATTATTATGGTCTTAGTCCCATGAGTGCCGCAGCAGTTGAAGTAGATCAATTCAATATGTCTAGTAAACACAATGTAAATCTTTTACAAAACGGTGCTAGACCAAGTGGTGCTGTTGTATTTAAACCACAAGATGATCAAGGTTTTGCGGTCAATCTAAGCGAATCACAAAGACAACAACTTATAACTGACATGAACAACAGGTTTACTGGTGCAAACAATGCAGGCAGACCTTTGCTACTTGAAGGTGATTTTGATTGGAAAGAAATGGGTCTAAGTCCTAAAGATATGGACTTTTTAAATCTTAAACATATGAGTGCTACAGATATTGCATTGTGCTTTGGTGTACCAAGTCAGCTTGTGGGAGTTCCTGACAGTCAGACATATGCCAATGTCGCAGAAGCAAGGCTTGCTCTATATGAAGAAACGATAATCCCACACCTTAGAAAAATGGCATCTGATCTTAACGAGTGGTTAGTACCACTATTTGATGATCGTCTTACATTAGAGTTTGATATTGATGCAATACCTGCATTGAGTGAAAGGGTTAAAAGAACATACGAAAATGTGACCAGTGCTGTTAGAGAGGGCATCATGACAAGGAATGAAGCTAGAGAACAACTAGGCTTAGAACCTTTAGATGGCGCAGACGATTTATACATATCAGCAACATTATTCCCATTAGGTGATGGAGAGGTAGAAAAGCCTGAAAATCCAGTTAATGAAGAAGATGTAGATGACTACGATAATGGAGATGACCAAGATGAAGAAGATATAGATAAAGAAATAGCTTATCTATTACAAGAAGAAAAGGCTTTAGCAGACATTAATACAGTTCCTACAAACTCTATGGCAGAAGAAGCTGCTAGAGGTTTAGAGTGGAGAAGAAAATATAAGCGTGGTGGTACAAGTGTTGGGGTCGCAAGAGCCAATCAACTTATGAACAAAGAAAGACTATCAATATCCACCGTAAAGCGTATGTTCAGTTTCTTTAGTAGGCATGAAGTAGACAAACAAGGACAAGGTTTCAAACAAGGTGAAAAAGGCTACCCAAGTGCAGGCAGAATTGCTTGGGCATTGTGGGGTGGTGATGCAGGTTTTTCTTGGTCAAGAAAAGTAAGAAATCAAATTGAAAGAGAAGAATCAAAAGAGTTTGAATTAGAAGAACATATAGGTCTTGTTGAAGATGAAAAAGCACTAAGTGGCAAAGTTAGAGAAGGTCTTAAAAAGAAAGTAGATAAGCACAATGAAAAACATGGTGATAAACCTACAAAAAGAGCAACACTTAGAATGTTAGAAGCTGTATTTCGTAGAGGTGTTGGTGCATACAGAACCAACCCACAATCTGTAAGACCTAATGTAACTGGACCTGACCAATGGGCATATGCAAGAGTTAATAGTTTTCTAAGAGCCTTGTCTAGCGGAAGATTTAGTGGTGGCAAACATGACACAGATTTATTCCCAAAAGGACACCCACTATCAAGTAAGACCTGATTTGAATGATGATTGGAGTATGCGTTTGAATCAGGCACCCAACAAAAAGCAAATAAATACCTTTAGACAGGGCAGGGTTAACACTAGGTCTGAAATAAGAAAACAACTTGCACTTAGAAACAATCTTGAAAAAAGGTTTTTTAGAAACCTCAACACACTTTTTCGTAAGTTTGTCAGAGTGCAAATGCACCTTTACAAAGAGTACGGTATATACCAACCCGCAATAGCAGAAAGAACATTGCAAGAAGATTTTTTTCCATTGGTGTTGTCACACTACAGGAGAGTGTTTTTAGCAATGTATAAAATGAATGAGGATAAATACTATAACAAGAAGCAAGAAGCCTTTGTATTCGGTAGAAGCACAGACTTTGAATCAGTCGTTAATAAATACTTTAATTCAAGACAATTAATACTAAGCGGAATAACAGAAAGAATGGCAAACAGAATAAGTCAAGTTATAGAACAAGGAAGGGCAGACAATCTAACATTACCACAGATTGCCAAATTAGTTTCTGACAAGTTTTTACCCATAAGCCGAAGTCGTGCAGCACTTATTTCAAGAACAGAAACACATAATGCAGCAGGTTTCTCTAATCATTCGTATCACTTACAGGTGCAAAGAGATTTAGGAACAAAAATGTTAAAACGGTGGGTGGCTACTGGTGATGATAGAACTAGACCAACTCATGCAGAAGCAAGCGGTCAAACAGTTGATATAGATGAAAACTTTTTAATTGGTGGTGCTGAAATGGAATTTGCAGGTGATTCTAAAGGCGGTGCTAAGAATGTTGTTAACTGTCGTTGTGTAATTGTATACGCTGATGAAAGGGATATAATGGACTAGTGTGGTAGGAAACCTAATCGGAGACTACACTTGGGGTCTCCTACCTCGCAACTCCACTAGTAAAGCTGTAAACATTTCCAAGTGTGTTTTCTAACTCTTTTATAATAACATATCAATTATCTAATTCTTCGTAGAAACGCTTAACTTTTTTCATGCGGTCTTTTAAAGCAAGTTCTACAAACTTTGTGAACACCAATCCGTGTTCTTTGCAAAAGTCTTTTGCTTGATCTTTTATGTCTTTTGGTATGTTTATATTAACTACCCCGTATCTTCCTCTATGTTTATCCATAATTATTTCCACCATGTAGGTTTTTCTGTTCCCTTTTCCCATTTAGCGTAATGCTTTTCATTGATCATATATTTTCTATAAGACCATATATGACTGTCTGATTTATATTGATCGGGCATTGCTTGTGCAAACTTAGTTAGTTCACCCTCTTTAATATCCATAGGAAATCTTGCAAGACCGTCCCATAACTTAATCCAACAAGCATGGTATTTATCATAGCGATTATGATACTCCTCACATAAAGCAACAAAATGTTCTAACACCCATCTATAGTTTTCATGTGTTTCTCTTGTCCAAATAGTACAAGGGTGATTTACAAAAGCAGGTTTGTATATACCTTTGATCTCACAGTATTCGTGCGGTGATAGTATTCTGTGTGCTGTTGATAGCATCTGTGCTGTCTCTAACGGCATTTTTACAATCAGTTTATCGGGTAATGCCTTAGCAGATTTAGTAGGGCATTTATGTACTGCAAATATATTCATGACTTCATTGCTATTTCACTGCCGTCATCTAAGCCTTTTCTATACTTAGCCATTAAGGCATCTGATACTGCTTCTGTTAATTCCTTTGCTAACTCTGCATCTTCTATTTGCAATATTAGCCTAAAAGCCAAAGCGTCTTTATCGTTGCTCATTCTTAAACATCACTAAATCATCAGTATCAATTAATTCGTCTTTGCAATCTCCAAACTGACCGCAACCAACCCAAACATCAACACCAAATTTTTTGTTCATATAATTAATATCACCTTTAGAAAAGTGTTCAAATAATTGGACTTCACCCCATTCGTCATATCCTGTTGATTGTCCGTCATTGTATAAAAGAATTCCGTCCCCACCCTCTAATTTATAATCACACCAATCACAACTTACAATTATTTCTTTGCTCATTTTATTTTCCTTGTTTATCTTTTAAGAAAATCTATTTTTTGTGCAAGATCGTCAAAGTTTGAATCTTCTAAAGCTTCGCTAGCAACAGCTAATATAGAACCTGCATCCCACTTACAGAATTTGCTAACAACAAGACCTAAAGCCTCTGCATCAGATGCCTTATAACCTTTTACAAAGGCTTTTTCTTTAATAATGTCTAGCAGTTGTGGGATTACATTTGCAATTGTTTCATCAGTTGTAAAACCGCAAGGTCTTATTCCTGTTTCTCTATCTATCTCTTGTGTAAGTTTTGTCATTTTATTTTCCTTGTTTATCATGTTATGTAGTTATTATAACAACTAGTGTTATATTTGCAACCTTTTTTATTAATTATTTTATATTTATCTAAATCTTGTGCTAGACTAAACCCTGAAGTACCATATATGGTATCTATGTATATTGGAGACACCAAGCAATGAGCGAACTTTACGATTCAAACCAAGCTGTCAGTACCAATGAGTACGATTCTGATACGGAAGATTCTACAGAGAATGAAACAAAAAAAGAAATACGCAAAGATGTATTTGACAACCCTATAGAAGCAAACGCAAGGGCAAGAGAAATAGGATGTGTTGGCTCACATTCACATGACGAAGATGGTAACAAAGTCTATATGCCATGCAAAACACATGAAGAATACACCAAGCTAACTGGTGATGAAGTTTCAGGATATAAACCAAAACCAAAAAAAGATAATGACGAGGTCTTAGAAACAGAGACAGATTCAAAAGATATTCTTGAAGTTAAATCAGAACTTAAAGCCTATGAAGATGAAGATGATGAAAACAAAGAATACGGAGAGTTTGAGGGTTATGGTTCTGTATTTGGCAACAAAGACTTAGGCAATGATGTCATAGAAAAAGGTGCTTTCACAAAATCTTTACGCAAAAGAAAAGCAAAAGGTGTAAAACTTTTATACCAACATAAATCAGATATGCCTATTGGTGTGTTTGATGAAATTAAAGAGGACGAACACGGCTTAGTTGTTAAAGGTAGACTTGCTCTTAAAACACAAGCAGGTGCAGAAGCCTACGAGTTATTAAAAATGGGTGCTTTAGACGGACTATCAATTGGTTTTAGAGTAAACCCACAAGAAGTTTCATATGATAAGCGTGCAAACAAACGCATAATCAAAGAAGTAGATTTAATGGAAGTAAGCCTAGTAACTTTCCCGATGAATCCACAGGCAACTGTAAGATCGGTAAAAGGTGAACAGTATTCCATAAGAGAATGGGAGAACGGACTGCGTGATGCATTCAACTTATCTCGTTCAGAAGCAAAGGTTGCTGCAAAAGCAGTAACTAAGTGTTTTGATCAACGAGAGGTTGATGAAAGTGCAGAACTGGTAGATGCCATAAAAGAACTAACTTTAACCTTAAAAACTTAATAGGAGTAAATTATGTCGGAAGATATAAAG